TGAATTGTCCCATCACTCAGTTCCTTTCTCTCTCATTCAATTCCTTCCATAAAGTTCTCCATGCCAGTTCCGCAGTTTGCGGCACTACTCCGTTCCCGAGCAATCGGAGTCGATCCACTCGGTTGGCAGTTGCGTCCACCCCACTTTCAGTCCCATCAATTGTTCCACAAAATTCGGATTGAGCTTCATCGTTGGATTGGGTTTCCGTTGATCTTCGGGCAGACTCTCCGTCCTTAGATAACTCCTCCCCACATCGTGCGGAATGTTCGGATTGTACTGATCGCTTGTGTTTGGAGTCGGCCACGACCCGTGGTTCTTCCCACTCGTATTGCTCTTCTCCGGGGCGGGCGGGCCAGCGTGTATCTGATTCCTTAATCGGCATTGAGTTGTTCGATTTTCCTCTTCGTATTGCTTCCACGCCTCTGCTGACCCCCTCCTTGCCGCATCCCCTTCGCTTGGGGTTTGCCAATTCTTCTTCGCTTCCTCCGCCAATATCTTGCCCCCCGTTCCGGGCTTGCGACTCCCCGGGTTGCCCGCTCGCGGGGTCGGCCAATTCATTTTGGCCGCCTTGCTTAGTCCATGCCCCTTCCCTGTCTGCGGGTTCGTCCCGCTCCTTTCCGTGCCTGTCGGCGTTGGCCAACTCTTCCCTTGTGGAAGATGCCCCGTCTCTACATCCCTCAATTGTGTGCGATGAGCTTTCCTCGTTGGATCTGCCGCTCCATTGCTGTCCGAAGTCTGCACAGTAGGCCAAGATGAACACTCGTTTCCTTTGGTGAGGAGCGCCAACTTCTTCCGCGCTGAATATGCCCCACGTCGTTTCGTAACCTTCTTCTTCCAAATCGGACAGGACTCGCCATAGCCCCATCGTGGCGTGACCTTGGACGTTCTCGAAAAAGCACCAAAGAGGTCTAACTGCCCTGACGTGGCTTCGGATATATGGCCATAAGTGCCTTGGGTCTTCTTCCCCTTTTCGCTTCCCCGCGCTTGAAAATGGCTGACAGGGGTAGCCACCAATGATGCCACGTACTTTTCCTCGAAAGATTGATGCAGGGAAGGTTTTAAGATCGCTCCAGATAGGTGCGTCAGCCATCCGCCCTTCTTCAATCTTCGCAACCAGGTTTGCTTGGACGAAGGCTTCGATCTCCACATTGCAGACGATTCTAACATCCACGCCCGCTCGTCCAATTCCAAGTTCAAGCCCTCCGAATCCGGTACAAAAGCTGATAACGTTTTGGGGATTATCCACATTTGGATTCCTCCATCAATCGATTATACGCTCTGCGTATGGCAGGGTGAACGTATCGACCCTTCTCTATGCTCCACTTCCAATGATCTTGAAAATTCTCGTATGCCCATGCTTCTTCCATGTCTTGCTTCTCCTTCACCTTCTTTCTTCGATCCAATAATTTCTTCTTCGAATACGCAGTATGATCAAACAATATGGACTTCTTGGAAATCAAAGGTTGAAAAAATACCTTCCTCTTCTTGTCCAACTGGGTGACCAAATGCCCGCATTCGCGAATGATATCTCGTACAATCAGACTAATCCGACCCGCACCCACTCCAAAACGCTCGCCTATCTCCCTGCACTTATACCCTTCCAAATAATACATACTCACGATCTTGCGCTCACTTGCAGGCATAAGTCCCAATAATACGGATACCAAGTCCCTAATCTCCACCTCGTCATCACTCATACCAATCTATCCCTCATCAAGCTCAGTCATTGTTGATCTGCACCACTCTTCCGCTTCTGCAAATTTTCTTATGTCAAAATGAGCTACTAGGGTGGGAGCAAAAGGCTCGCCTACTTTTTCCGTCATACAAAACCACATAGGCTCAGGATCTTCTTCATCGCATTCATCTGTTAATTCACAGGAAGTATACCGTGTCTTATCCTTATTATACATCCTGCCATTAAGTCCTTCCCAAGTCATCTCGTAATCAATGCCCATGTCTTTTGTTTTCATTTGCCCCCTACCAATCTATCCTTCCTGTCATACTCACCGCATAACTCCCAAAGTCCACCCTCGCCCTTCTTCAGCCTAACACGACTACCCAATCCGAATCTTCCCTCCTTAGCCCGAAACTTTCCATGCGTACCATCCTCAAACTCAACCAATCGCAAATACGGATTCCTAGGCAATGAATAGACGACTCCCATGCGCTCCCTCGGTTCGCCAACACTCTGCCTGATCATCCCTTCCTTGACGTCCCGAGCTTCCTCCTTGCCACCCTCCAAGTCCATACCCAAATCTTCCGCAAGCAATTCGAGACGGGCAACCGCTTTCTTGCTAAACCGTCCATTGTAAAAAGTCATGCGCATAGTAGTACTCTTCACGCCAACCATACCAGCAAATTCATCCCTGCTTATCCCGCTCTTCTCCAAAATCTCACTAGCCACGTCAATCTTCATCCGCATGCATCCCTACGCTTTTTAATTGCATAGTCAATAAAAATATGACAATTAACAAAAAAAGATGCCCCGCATATACAGAAGACGAAAAAAACCAAACTCAGTAAGAGGGTTTTGTGACGATATGACAAAGAACAACATTATCAAATCAGCAGCCAAGATCGCTTCAAAACAATCAAATGCAGAGGCGGAAGCCCGAGAGATAGCAAAGGCAGACCCCAAACTCAGAAACTCAGTAGCGAACTTCCTGAGATACCGCCTCGACATGACCGAACAGGAGTTCCTCAATCAAGTGAACTCGAAACTCTCGAACATGGTGGCCGACTCCCTAAACACCCTGCACTCAAAACTGGATGAGATCCCCCCCCAAAACCTCGCATACGCAGTTTCCATAGTCATGGACAAGTTCCTAACCGTATCAGGCAGACCCTCAAACATCACCGCATCCGCAAACGTCACCCTAGGAGCATCCGACATGTCACCGGACAAAGTCGCTCAGATACTAAAGGGAGCATCTAAGACAGTAAAGGAACAACCAACCGAAGCTTCCGAACAAAAAGTCGTGGACATAAAACCCGATAGCTGATGCCCAAGCCCTCACTCGGGCCAAGAATAATCGCCCTGCGCGAGCAAGGGTATTCATACGACAAGATACAAAACGTCCTAAACTGCTCGAAATCCACAATCTCATACCATCTCTCCCCAGGCGGAAAGAAAAAGGTCAGAGACAGAGAGGCAAAGCTAAACAGGGAAAAGCCAACACTAAACCACGTAAAGCGAATATGGCACTTCAGGCATCCAAGAACACCATCACAAAACAAAATACCATGGTATCTGCACAAGACTCATAGACAAACAACAAAATCAATATCGCAAAAGGCTCACCAGTTCCAAAAGACAATGACTTTCAACTACAAGGACGTACATGCAAAGTACGGAGATCATTTCCAATGCGCGCTAACAGGCAGACCACTACAATGGAACAACCCCGAGGACTACCAATACGACCATATAGTCCCCATAGCCCGAGGCGGAGACAATACCTTAAACAACTTACAACTACTATGCACGGACGCAAACCAGGCAAAGGGTCACCTCACGGACGAGGAATTCATAGACCTATGCAAAGAGGTCGTACAACACGCAGGGTACAAAATATGGAAACCATCCATGCAAGATAGCGACAAATAACGCCAAGCATCACTTACGAATGCCCACGCCCACAAAAGGGCGATAGTGCGAACCACAAGGGGCGAAACGCGAAGGGCGATAGTGCGAAAAAAATAGTAGGGGGGGTGATGATAATATAGAAAGAACGCGCGCCTGCGCACGCGCCCCCGCCCCCCCGGGCGCGCGGTCTAAAATCCTTTTTGCGCGTCTATTTAAACCGAATTTTGAGAGCAATAGACTAATTGTCTTGCGCTAACTCGCTTAGTCTTGCGGGCTACGCTTGCCGGGTTTGCGGACTGGCGGGAATTTGCTTGGCGAGTACTTGCGGATTTCCTCACTTAGTACATTTACTCGCTTTATGTTCTTACGCACATATTCTTTTTTCATGACTCCTACTCGAAATGTATTAACTACGCATCAACGCATCTTGATATGATTATGCGTTCTTTTGCTTCTTGCTTACCTGGTCATGCTTTTCGGAATGGTTTTCGTGGCAAGGTTTCGCGAGCTTGTTTTACTTTGGTTTTTGGAGACTTTTGATTTTCCGTAAGGTTTTGTGAAAATTTTTTTTTGGCTCGCAATCCGCTAGTTTGTGCTGTTTTCGCTAGGTTGGCAAAAATAAGTTTTGACAATATAGTCTTTTTGTGTCGATTTAGTTATATCCAAAGCGAAGGCATGACTTTCGTAAATATTAAACTAAAACAAGGATTAGAACATGAAAACTATGAATGCAACTAAGCAAGACCTTGAGCATGAGCTTGAGGCTATTGAGCATGACCTTGCGCACACGCTGCCCTTCAAGCGTGGGCAAGCCCACGTGTGGGGCGATTCCCAAGACAAATGGGATACGTGGGAGAAGGAATTGGAAACGCGCAGGGCGGAAATACTTGCCAAGTTAATACAATAAAGAAGCATGACATACGACATACTTATACTTTTACCCATGCTAATCGCCCTTTGGGTAATGCATAAGGACATACTAAACAGAAAGGACTAAGGACAATGAACGTTGATTTGAAAAACGAGTTTAAACTTACTAATGACGGAGACAACTGGGGGAATGTCATGCAATGGCTTTTTGCGATTGCAGATTATCTCACCTATGAAACTGATGAATGCGTGCCTGATGAATGGCAGTTCAAGCCTAGTCCATTTGGCGCGGACGAGGAAAGCTACGTATTCCAAGCGCTTAAAGAAATGGCATTGCCTAGTGATGAGGTTTTGCAATTTGGCAAAGTACTTATTCGCGTCAAGAACATATTGGAAAGCAAAGGAGAATCTTACTGATGAACGTTGAACATAAATTTGAATATACTTTCCCTAGCTACGCCTTGAGCGCGTTAATTAATGGAGACTATAGCGGACTGGAGAAGGAAGACGAAAGCGCTTTGAACGCTTTCCTAGAACGCGAAAAAGGCATTGACGTTTGGGATATCAAACGC